TGAAGTTTGAAGTCTACCACTAGCTTCAAAATTCTCTAAAAGCAGATTTACAGCATCTCTTACAATCTCAGCATGCATGTGTTCGGCTAGTTCACATGATTGATTTAACTGTAATGAGATACTTTTCGGTTTACGAAGATATGATATTGCAATCTCTTTTACAATAAATTCTGCACTATTAATAAAAACATCAATAAAACTTTCAGTTATTATTGTAGTTGGACCGTTATTTACAGATGATTTATTAAATGGATCTATCTGCATAGCATAAACGTCATCCTCTTGTGCAAATCTATTAGGCATTATAATTTCTTGACCACCTGTAGCAGTAAGATATACATAATTTGCAGTACTATCTGATTCATCATTTATAGGTATAGCTTCTTCACCTTCAAAACCAAAAACAAGATCTTCAGGTGTATCTCCTGTTACAACAAAAATTATATTTCCTTCTGAAGTTATACCTTTATATCTTGAATAATAAGCAGTCCATCCAGTAGTGGATGCAAAAGTAGAGTTCCAGGTTGATATAAAAAATTCAATAAAAAGACTTCTTTCTTCTGAAGTAAGAGTATTTAATACAGGATATTGAACATTATCTATATAATTAGTACCAACACCGTCTTTTTTAATATAAAACATATTAAAATCTAGATCATAAGGTACTTCCATTACATAGTAAGTTATAGTTTGGATATTATTAGTTGTAGTAATAGTACCACATTCACTATAATAAATCTTACTTCTTTGTGAAGCAAGAAACATGTAATTATCCGGAAAATAAAAACGAAGTTTTCTTGAATAGTCAAAATCGTTTACAGGAAGAAGATAAGTCTTATCATAATAATTAGGCACAAGAAGTTTTCTTAAATCATCAATACGTTTTTGAGACATCTCAAAACCTTCACCTTTTTTATTAGATTTAGGTGAATAGTACTGTTTGATAAGACGTTCTTGTGCCCTATTTAAAAAATAATCCTTTTCTTGAGGTAATATAATATCGTATAGATTGGAGTTAAGTTTATTTAACTCCAAGTCTATAGCAATATGCATATCGTTTACTGTCATTCAGTTTTTGTTTTGTTATATTTTTTTGGTTCTTTAGTTTTAATCGGAGCACCAAATTCTTCCAACCTTGTTAACAGAATTGTGTAATCTGAAAGGTTGTTAGGGTCTTTCATCCAAGCTATTGTTGAATTTAATGTACCCAATGAGGTTGTTCCATTAATATACTTTTGACCTTCTTGTATCAAAATACCAGCACTTACCATTGAAGCTATTTGAGCTTTGTACATTAAATCAGGATCTCCAGCTACTTGCATAAACTTCTTAGGGTTTTTGTTTAGAGCTTGATTTAATTTAGCTTTCTTAATTTCAGGTTTAAGTGCAGCTATTTCTCCTACAGAACCTAACTCAGGATATTCAACAGAAAGGGTACGAAGTACACATTCCATCTTAGTTTCGTCTTCCAAAATCTTAGTAAGTTCTACATAAGCTTTTGAGATAGCATCAACTTCTTCATTTTCCTTTTCAAGTTCTGCCAAAGGATCAACTATAAAGAACTCTTTTAATTCATCTGCATTTGCACCATTTTCAGATTCAGCATAGTAAGGATGTTTTAACAACAACTTATAATATGCATAATCTTCAACTGAGTAAGGATTACCACTTGCATCTAACCCTATTTCTAAGGTTTCACCTCCAAGTGGGATTTTCTTTCTCATGTTTTTGTACCAATTTGTAACAGCTTGTCTAAAACCAGGATCTGTTACTTTTACATTTACTACATCTCCCATCCACTTATCTTCTTCTTCATACGTAAATGGTCTTAGGGTGTTTCCGTACTTATCCATCACACTACCTAAGTTGGTTACTTTGTCATTTGCAATAGTCTCAGGTACCCCGTACCTTTTGAACTCTTTCCGTTTCACGGTTACTTTTCTACTTGTCATATTCTTAAAATTTGCTATAGTGATGGGGTACGATCCCACAACCTCCTAGTACAATCTAGGGCTCTACTTGAGCTACACTATAGTTAAGTAGGGGATTTTAGCCCCCTACTTTATTTGGTTTACAGACCAGCCACACAACGAAGGTCAATAGAAGTATTGAACCTACGTAGAACAACTTGACCTGTTTTTAACATATGCAATGAGCTAGCATCTTTGTCAGTTGAAATTACATCATTACCTGACAAGTTTTGACTTACTTCATTCATACCTTTTACCATACCACGAACCATAGCACGTCCTTTTTTGGTAATCATAATCAGGTTAGACTGACCGTCATATACTGAAGTATCAACGAAAGTCATACGATATGATTCCAAAGGAAGACCTGTTTTTGGATGGAACAAACCTTTAGCAGCAGGTCCATCATCATACAGACGGTTAGTTACGATGTTAATGGTATAACCATCAACGTGTTGATAGGTATCAAAGTATCCACCTAACTTCAAGTTGTAACCACCACCTGTTACGAAATGTCTGTCACTAAGTTTGATATAACCAGCACCTAGCAATTCAGCTTTCATAGCTTGGTCAAATGCATCACGTCCACCTGTTCCAGTGAAAAGAGTGATTTGTTTGTTTTCAGCATCTGACATACCAAAGAAAGTATCACGAATGGTTTGCTTCAATTTCTCAGCAGTAAGTTCAGAGTAAGTATCTTTATTGATAATTTGCTCCAACAAACCAGAACCACGGATAATCATGTTACCTTCCTCATCTCTTTCAGAGATTTGACCAAATTGGTCACGGTTAGATTTTGAATACCAGAAATTGGTTTCACATTCCCTACGGAATGACAAGTTGTGTTGCCATTCTTCAAATGACCACCAAAGTTGTTTAGTACCTCCACCTTTAGTACCTAATTCGATACCTTTAGCTGAACGGTATTTTACGTTACCTTCCCATTTGTAAGATTTACGAATAGTAGATACGTCACCACGAACTTTGTAAGGAGATGTAGTTGTTGACTCAGAACCTCTTGAACCAAAGCTTGCAGCAGCATACCAACCTAATGCATAAAGAGCACCAGCTTGTAATTCACTTGCAGGGATAAACTCAGAAGTTGATTTAGCACCAGCAATTTTAACTGTATATTCCCAGTAACCAGCAGCTTGTCTACGACTAGTAATTACCAATTGGTAACCTTTAGGAGAAAGGATGGTGTACTTTTCAGGGAAAATACCTTCTTGGAATTTCAGAACAAATTCTGAGAAACCAATACCAGCATTAACAGTTGTAGTTGCAGCTGCTAGAGGAACAGCTTTAAATAATCTTCCTACAATATCATATTCGTATTCGTCACCTTCGATTTCTACGGTTGAACGCATACCTTCTGATAAATAGTGAAGAGGAAACCTGCTATCTTCGTTACCCATCAGGTAAGTAAGAACAGGAGTGATTTTTTCAGGTTGAAGCAAAAGGGCTTTAGCTAACGAAGCATCGTTAGATACCATTTGTTCATTCCATGTTTGACTTGTGATAATTCTTGCCATGTTTTATTATTTGTTTTTAGAATTTTTATTTACCAACATCATCCCAATCAATATCGTCATTTACTACTCTGTCATAAGTGTTACCACCTTTCAACTTGTTTGAACTCTTAACTTTATCTTTTAAAGATGTAGCTCTTTGAGTTGCAGCAGCAGTCTTGACGTATTTATCAAGATTGAATTTATTTTTTAGAGCAATAGCTAATTCAACACGTTTTGCTGGGTCTTTTAATACGGCATTTAAATCTTCCATAAATTGACCTCTTGCATCGTATTCAAATATTGCTCTACGTTCTTGAACAGGAATTGTAAAATTATTTACTTTTCCGGATTCAATAACTTGTTTTACACCTCCAAAGAACTGTTGTATTGCTTCTTTTCTCATTTGGGCTTGTTGCCTTTCTTTTTGAAGCATTACATCTCTTTCCTTTTCTTGACGAACTGCAAGTTTACCAGCTGCTAACTTTGCTTGTTTTTCCAAAGTATTAGCTATTTCCAGATCTTCGATTGCATCTTTGATTTCTTCATCAGAATAATCAAGTGACTTATACAATGTTCTCATCACAGCTTTTTGTGCAACAACATCGGTTAAATCAATAGATTTGTAATCAATCTCTGGTTTTACAGTTGTAAAGAACTCTTTTATTTTTTCTTCATCTGCACTGTCACCTAACATTTGCAGATAATCAAAAAAATCTGTAGCTACAGGAGGAAGACTACCTAACCAACCATTCAGCTTTTCATCAGCTTTTAGTTCGGATACGTAATCGTTAAACTCCATTAACCCATCTTCCGAATCTTCAAATTCAACTCCTTCAGGAATTTCAACACCCATTTTGTTAGCAAGCTCCAAAATGAAGTTTTGACTTTCTTCTTGGGTTTCTTCTTTTTCGTTTGATTCGTCTTCTGATTCTTCTTCGTCCGATTCTGATTCTTCGTCCTCAGAAACTCGTCTAGTAGTTTCTTCTGTGTTTGACTTAGTTTCAGTTCCTTCAGGTTTTCCATTTTTAGGTTTAGGACCTCTTTTTTTAGGTTCAGGTTTTTCGTCCTTTACCTCATTTGGTTTTTCTTCTGTTTTTGTAGGCTCTGATTCCAAACCAGCTCCTACTTCAATTGGGTCTTCAATGTTAGTAACATCAAAGTCCAACTCTTCATTTTCTTTACTCATAATCGTTGTAAAATTAATATTTATCAATGTTTTAATATAAATAACTCAGTATTTTTTTCTGAGCTATTTATATATTACACTAAGGTTTATTTTTTCTCTTTTGAAACTGTCTTTGTTTTAGCTATTTTTTCATTGCTTGCAGTCTTTTCTCTTTGAACATCAGCCTTTCTTTGAGAGTCTCTTTCTCTTAGATTCAACTCTTCTTGTCTTATATTTATCTGCTGTTGTTCAAGATCTAACTTAGCAGCTTTATGTATAGCATCAACATTTGATCCTTCGTCTATAGCATAAGCTGTAATTTCAGCTTTACGTACATCCCATTCACCTTTTCTGTCTATCTTCTCAAGTTCTCTTTCATGTTGAGCAGCAGCTAACTGATCTTGCATAGCTAAAACTTCTTTTTGTTGTTCACCTTGTTGTTGTTGCATTTGTTGTTGATATTCATCCATCTTTTGTTCTGCATACAAAAACTTAGCCTTCATTTCAGCAAAGTTATCTGTATCCATTATATCAACAATAGTAGAACCTTTAACTCCATTCTGAATTAAATTCTGAATCTGAGCTTCAAGCCTCTTTAACTTCTCTAATTGTCTTGAAGAGTTAGCAACAAATATACCATATTCAGCTTCACTATGTTCAATAGGATCAACATCCATATAAACTATTTTACCGGTATCAGGCTGAACATAACTTGTTTTCTTTCCTTCAATCCAGGCAAATTTTGAATAATCAAGTAATCCTTGATATTCCCTATTCATAAAATGCTCAAACTTACTAAAGAATATTTCAGTAATAAGTGAAGATTGAACCACAGCTCTTTCTACACCACCTACTGTTTCAGAACTTGTAATACTACCTTCTCTTTGACGGGTAATACCACAAACCTCATCCCATTCTTGTTTAATAAAACGTAACAGTTCTATATAAGCAGATATTGTAGATGATGCTAATCTTAAAGTTGATTGATGCTGATGATTTTGTTTTACACCTTCTTTGTTATAATCAACAAACAAAATAGATGTCATATCAGCAGTTAACAACCACTCATCCATTGACATATTCTTAGGTTTCCAGTTATAATCTACAACAGCCATATCATCTTTCATCTTAGCCATAGCTAATTTAAGACGATGCATTGTAGCATTATAAAGTATTTGGTAAGGTATACCTAAAGTTACCAACGATATATTACGAGAATTGATAGCAGAAAATACTCTACCATTATAAGGTAGTTTGCATTTAGCTAAGTTATCTAAAGAAGTTCTTTGTACAGGAATAGGACGTATTCTAAAATACATATCTGTACCTATCAAATAACCTTCCCATATTTCATTTACCCATAACCATTCAACAGTTTGACCTGCATCTTTTACAGCTTTAAAATTCTCATCAACTTCCATTTGTTGAGGTTGACCAAAATCATCTATAAAAGTACAAATACCTACTTTTCTTTTACTCCTCCAAACAATATGTTTAACTTCGACAAGACGGTTGTAAACATTTTGAGGACCAGTACGATCATACAAGTTAGGAGCAGAAGCTGAGAATACAGTAGTATTGGCACCCAGAGTTTCAATCTTGTTAATAGCGTCTTTGATTTCCTGTTCATTTTTACCTAAATCATCATAAAAAAATTCAACAATAGTAGAAGGGTTCATGTATTTTCTTCTTACAACCCATTCTCCGTCTTCAATATATTCGTTATCAGGATCTTTATCGTAATCTATATCCAGAACATTAACTACTTCATAATACGGTTCGTTATGTTCAATTGCTTTATAAGAATAAACTTCACCAGATACTAACCAGTGAAACCATTCAAGTAAAAACTTCTCATCTAATTTATTATACTCATAAATAAAATCAAGAGCATTTTGACCAAGCATTGCACGTTTATCTCTGTAAGAAGATGCAAATTCTTTTGCTACCTCTTCCGGAGTTTGAGTTTGTTCTGACGGCATACCTGAATCAACACCTTCTTCATTTAATGTATTTACAAATAATTGTTGAAGTGTTTGAAGTATTTTTTGATTTTGAGCAGTAAGTTGTTCATTTACAACATCATCATTAGTAACAAATACTTGATATTGTTTAGGACGTTTTGCAAATTCACCTTGAAGTAAATCTATCTTTGTACGTATAATTGGATAATTAACTACATCTGCCCAATCACCTTCAATAGGTTTTCCAAAAGGCTCAGTAATTATCTTATAATCATCTATATCAATATGCCCGTTGTAATAATCGTAAAGCTTCTTTAACCACCATTTACGTTGAGTAGTAGCAAAGTAAGACCTTTCGATATAAGCCCTCATTGTCTTTTTACCCCATTCAAAATCATCAGCTATCTTTTCTTTATAACTTATGGTTTGAACTGGGATATTTGCATTATACTGAATTTGTTTAGACATTTTAATTTAAATTACAAATTTATTATAAAGTTTGCTTTAAACCAACTTTAGTTTTTAAACGATAAAAAAACTCCCCTACTTCTGAATTACCTTCATTTGTTTCAGGAAGTGGTTTCATAACTAACTCTTTCTTATATAACATAGCCACTAACATTGCAGAGTGTCTATCAAAGTTACCTTCATAACTAAACTTTAGTATTTCTTCCAACAAAGGTATGGAATAAATCTTATGTAAGTTCAATTCTTGAGTTCCATCTTCATTTCTATCTCTTGGAGCTAATAACCAATCCCTAAAATATTGTACAGCTTGTTTCTTAACTTCAATATTAGACATAGATACACCATAACTTCTACCTAACTTTCTTCTAGGGTTATTGCTTGAGTCATAAACAGTTAACTCTTCTTCAAGTCTATATAAAAGTTTATTATTTCTGGCATATTCTATAATGTTACCCCTATCATTTTCAAATACAATCTTAGCATTATAATACTCAGCCATCATAAACAACTGTCTGTTAAAATCATCCTGAAAATTAGGTCTGGCTACATATTCCGCCACAATTATATCATAAGGCTTTGAAAATGAGTTAACTCTCTTCATTACATAAGCTGCACCTAACGAATCTCTTTTAGTTAATTCTTTAGATTTATCTTTGTCCATTGCAAAAGGGTCAGTAGCAATATAATATAAATCCGGAGGTACTGTATTACCAAACTTATAAGGTGGTTGATACATAATAACACAACCTTCACCATCAACATCAGCTTTATATGGAAAATGTAAAATAGGTTTAACGTCTGTTGACGGATGCCATTTAACACCTGATTCTTCTTGTACAAATACTCCTGGAGTTCCAAGATTATGTAATGCAGAGTTACCTTTTATCTTAGCTATCTGTCTGTTAATCTCATCTTTAGGGTAGATATTAGTACCTACCTTTAACATAGCTTCAGAAGGTTTAAGAGGATTTTCACAAATCATCTTATCTACAATGTTAATATCTTTTGTAGTTCTTCTAAGGTGATCTCTTTCAGCTTGGATTGCAAACTCAGCTTCTTTATGAAGTGACATTCCTTGTTCAGTTATAAATCCTAACTTAGAATAACTATCTGGTAAAAAATATCCTATAGATGAAGTAGCACCTTCATCATACATATTATCATAAGCTAAAAACCCGTAAGTATCCGGGTCATAAAACATTTCTTCAAAGTCAACCATACCACCACTAAAGTCACCACCTGTTCCGTATACAAACATTTGACCTGATACTGCTGTACCAGATTCAACTGTAGGACGGGTTACTGTATAAGTAGCTTTTAAATTTGACATTGAACCAGCCTCTTCAAATAGAATTACTTTTGCATCTTTACCCCTGGCTACATCTGGATTATTAAGAGTAGAGTATTGCATAATCCTAGACATAGAACCACCAATTAACTTTCTACCATCAGGTGTAATCTCTTCATAAGATGCCTGAACCATTTCTCTGGGTTTATTAATATGCTGACGTTGACGACTAAAACCCGTATGTCTGTTAAGAAAATCAAGATAACTTACAGCCATCCTCATAGTTTCTTCAGAATACTTTTTATCTTCAGCAAGTATTAAAGAATTAGCTCTTGTTTTACTAAATGTATAAGTCCATGCACATTTAGCAGCATTTTTATATGAGTAACCTCTACGTCTTGGTTTTAATACAATTATATGTAAACCAAGTTCTTCAGCTCTTTTACATTCATTAAAATAATACCAATCACTATCCCAGAAATCAGGAAATGTAACTGTTGTATCTACTTTGACCTTTTTGGTAGTTAACTCAGTTAAGGTAGTTAAATCAGTTATCTTTTTCGTTAACTTTAAAGATATTTGACAAAAGTTAAGATAGAAGTAATGTTCTCCTGTAATTTTAACTCCACCTACAGACATACCATTAATACAATAGAAAGCCTGAAGATTCCAATAATCTTTCCATTCTTTTGTACCTTTAAGTTTAGGATCTATATAAAAACCTTCTCCGTGTCGTTTTCTATTCTCTTCAAACTTTATAGCTTCTCGTCTAAACTCTTCGGTATTTATTGACTTTATTATCTTTTGGTCAAACATTATGTCCTTTCAAAATCACTTATTTCAGCACCACCTCTAAACTTAGAAGCAGCTACTTGTTTTTCTTTTATAATCTTGTCCTGAAGTTTTTCAAATATATCAATTGTTTTTGGAATTTCATTACTTGTTTTAAGTAAAGCTTGAATGTCATTTAACATTATCTCTACACCTGTAATTACTTGACCCTTTTTATTATTGATACCTTCTTTATATTTACCAGTCTCAAGATTGTTCTCAATCTCATTAATTAAAGTATCAACTATCTTGTTAGCTTTGTACAATGCATTTATAATAGTAGCTAATGTCTTAGATGCAGCTGTATGATTTAGTTCTTTATACTTTTCAATAGCTTTATTTATATCATCATCAGGTTGCCACTTAGGATCTTCAAATAAATCATTAGCTAATCTTTTATGTCTTTCTTTAGGTTCAAAACTTGAATAAGGACCTTCTTCAGAAGCCATATGATAAACATAAGCTAACTCTTTCTTAGCAAGTACCTTTAATCTACCGTCCATATCCCCTTTAGTTTTCTTTAATCTTCTGGTTATAACTTTAAACTCAGGTATTTCTAATACTTCAGGTACAATGTCTAATGTCAAATCATCATTTACTTTCAGTAATCTCATAGTTTTATAATTAATGAACTTGTAAACAAACCAATAATACTTCCAATTGTAGCACCTAATGCATAAATAATTCTATCTGTTTTAGAACCAAATGCAAGACGTTTAATATTAAAAGACCATATCATACTAATAGCAAAAGATGCAATTAATACTCCAAGATACATTTCTTTAGCTAAAAAGCATGTGTTTATTGCTACAAAATAGACTTGTATAAAGCCTGTAGTAAACAGTTCAATATTTGTTTTTAAAAATTTTTTCATTTCTTATCCATATCATAGTAATAAGAGTTTCCATCTTTAGAAACCCATTTATCACTAACACTTTCAACACTAAGCAGTTGAGTATCTACTTTTATACTCTTTGGTATAACAGGAAACGGTTTTGTTATCCAATTAGAATCCCTCCAATATAACCTGTTATTAGGTTGGCAAAGCAAGTATCCATCATCAGCAACAAGCACATGACCACATTTATAATCAGAAGGTTCATTAGAATATGGGTTATTATACCAATCTATCGTGAACATATAAGTAGCCCATATTTCAGTACCATCTCTTAAAACTACTTGACACTTATTACCTACTAAAAAATCATAGGTTATTACAGATGCATGTTCATCAAAGCAATCCCAAAGCTGTTTAAAATGATAAGGTACATCATTTTCAGGTTTCTTTAAATATATTTCAGATATGGGAACTCTTGAACGCAACATACCATAGTCAGTCATAACGTGAAATGTAAGTATCTTGCCACCTATTGATTGAGCCCCAAACACATACACATTATCAAATTCAGGTGTATTATCTTTAGTAAAATATGAACGCTTTACTAATGCTTTGAAATGTGGTATGTTTAAATTAAGTTCTTTCAATTTTATTTCTTAAATATTTGTGCCATTAAACCAGCAAACTGATCTACAAACTTTTCGTCTTCCCATAACTTACTATTCATATAGTATAAAATGCAATGTACAAGTTCGTGATAAAAAGAATGATCAATTATTTCTTGTTTATACTTTCTCCAGCCAGTTTTAATTTTATATTTATTAGCTAAGATAATCTTATT